CCATCTGGTAGCCCAGTTGTAACAGCAAGAAAACTTTTTCTTACACCATCCCCAAGTCCAGACATAGATGCCTGGAACTGCGCATCTTTGGCCATTGCAGCCATTTGATCTTCTACCTGCTGACGACTTTTGCCTGTGGCTTTGGCCAGCAGATCTAGTTCTTTCATATAGCTTCTAGCACCTTGTGCTAGTTGTGCATTTGATTTCGTACCCTGCAGTCCCTGCAGTTTCATTAGATTACCATAACTGGCTAATCCTTGATTTATTTCTGCTGTGCTAAATCCCAAAGCATATAAGTCGCTGCTGGTAGATCTCAACTGTTTAGAAACTCTAGCGAAGTTAGCAGCACCGCCTTCTGTGGTAGTTCCGAACGCTCCCATTGACTGACCATTTTTTGCAATCAACGACCCAAATTCTTGTAGATTCATACCAGCAGTAGTAGCCGCTGCGGAAAATTGAGTTATGCTGCCTCCAAAGCTGGATCCAGCAGCTGTGGCAGAACCGTAGGCAGCTAACATTCTGTCAGCAGCGCCTGCTACCATCGTGAATATTTTTCCTATCACAGGAAGACCGCTGAATATCCGAGCAGCGTCTGAGGCATCGTCTCCCATACGAGATAGTTGATCCGCAGCACGTAATCCTTTTTCAGCGAGGTTTATGCCTTGCATGGCCGCACCAGCCAAGGCACCTGTGACTAATCCAGCTCCTCCGGCTACTTTTCCAAGACCTCCAGCTACTAGACCTGCTGCCTTACCAACTCCAAATAGTGCTGATCCTGCTGCAGAACCAGCTTTTCCAAATATACCACCACCGCCTCCACCACCGCCTCCACCACCAGCTCCACCACCAGCTCCACCACCACCTGCTCCACCACCACCAGCTCCACCACCACGGCCACCTCTCATTACACCCAGCAGTTCACGCAGAGTAGATTCAGAAGCGGCATTTCTTGCTTCCACTGGTCCAATTCCTGGAATGTCGATCATTACTGCGGCCATGGCTTATTTTTTTCCTGGTAAAATACGCATATAAATACTTGTGAGCATTATATATTTACCGGAGATAAAATGAACGAAATTCCTAACACGATGCAGCAAAAAAAGAATCCCCTGGCTGGGTTTTTTAGGCAGCCCAAGATCTATGTATCCTTGCCATCTAAAGGTAAGTTCTATTCCCAAGGTGCGCTAGATCGCAGTGAAAACGGACAATATGCTGTATACGCCATGACTGCCAAAGATGAACTCATGTTTAAAACTCCCGATGCACTGTTATCAGGACAAAGCACAGTAGAATTAATCAAGAGCTGTATACCTGCAATCCTTGATCCTTGGAAAATGCCCAGTATTGACATTGACTTTGCTTTAATTGCTATACGCATAGCTACCTATGGTAATAGCATGGAGGTCAACACACAATGTCCGCATTGTAATGCTGATAACAATTATGACGTAGATTTATCTGCATGGTTCAGTGTATTTGATAATTTTGAATATAAAGAAGAAATACCTGCAGATCCTCTTCTTATACATGTGCGCCCTTATTCCTATAGTGAAATAACCAAGACCAGTATTAAGACCCTTGAGCAGCAGAGAATATTTGCCATCGTCAATGATGAGACCATGGATGACGAAGAAAAATTAGAAAGATTTGGAAAAAGTTTTGTAAAGTTAACCGAACTAACTGTAGATTTAATTGCAGAATGTATCAGCCAAATAGATACTCCAGACGGCCCAGTTACAGACAAACAAATGATAAATGAATTTATTCACAACTGCAACAAAGATCTCTTTGAAACAATTTCAAAGCATGTTGTATCAATGAAAGACCAAATTGAATTAAAATCTCATATTGTGGCTTGTAGTGAATGTACCAAAGAATTTACCATGCCTATAACAATGGATCAGGCAAATTTTTTCGCCGTAAAATCTCAAAATTAACCTTGCCGGAGATTTTACGGGAATCTGATAACTTAGACAAAGAAGCAAGGTTAATAAAAAAAGACTGTCTAAAACTCTGTTGGTATATGCGAGGACTATCCTATAATGAAGTCGTCAACATGAGTTGGGACGAACGTGAGATAATTGGAGAGATTGTTGCAGAAAATCTTGAAACAACTAAAAAATCAGGACTGCCTTTCTTTTAGAGTTTAGCATATATCTTTTTGATCATTGACATTTGTCTAGGGTCCAAAGGCTGACCATTAATGATATTAGCTAATATTTTTTTTGTGTCTCTAGGATCTAACATAGAAAACACAGATTGTTTTGTATCGGCAGATCTCGCGGGTGTTGATACCGTGCTAGGTCCAGGAGCAGTTTTAGAGTATCCTTTTTTAAAACTGTCAACAAACCCTTCATGCAACTCACTGATTCTCATTTTACAAACACACTAGCGGTGCCCTGAGACAGTGCAGATTCAAACATTCTTCGCTTGTGCATTTCTAATTTCTGAGCCAACACTTCATTCAAACTCTTTCCATGATGTACTAGGCTGGCAGTAACCGCAGCTGGTTGTTTGGCTGCGGCGGCCGCAGCTCTGTCTGCACGTCGTTTCACTGCTCTAGGATTCTGACTTAATTCACCTGCTACCTTACCACCGCCTTGTGCTCTACCAACAGGTTTAGCCAATTGCTGTGCTACATTAGCAAATGCTCCTTGCCCTGCTGCAGGGTCTGCTGCAGGTGCCGCTGCATCCGCTGCTGGTTGAGCTAAATTAGGATTGCTAGGATCAGCAGTGTTTGTTGCACTGACAGGTGCGTTAGCCATAGTATTCGCTGGTGCAGGTGCTGCTGGATCTGCTGCTCCTGCTGCTGGATCTGCTGCTCCTCCTACCGCTGGTGCTGCTCCTGGTTTAGGTGCTCCTCCTGGTTTAGGTGCTCCTCCTGCTGGTGCTGCCTTAGGATCAGGTGTTGCCATTGATTTTGTTAACAACTGTAAAATTCTCTGCTTGCCTTTCTTATCTAACTTGTCTACGTTGGCTTTGACCTGAGCGTAAACAGTTTCTCCGGCTTTGGTCGAAGTTTGCTTATCTACTGCTGCTGTAGTTTTGGCCAACGCTGCACCAGCGGCTCCTGTCTGTGGCTTAGCTGGTGCTGTGCCTGCAGGTCCTTGCGCATTGATATTTTGTGTTGTAGGAGCTGCTCCACTAGGTGCCGCTGCTGGCGCTTCTGCCGGTGGAGTGTATCCAGGCTTTCCTGCATTGGGATCTGGATCATCTCCTACTACAGCTTTTCCAGACTGATAACCTTTCTTCAATGCTGTGCCAGCACCAACTACTCCGCCAGCTACCGCACCTATGCCTTTGGCAACACCGCCTACAGCTTTGCCTATACCACGGCCCAAGGCTCCTAGAGGGCCTTCGTCTAGCTGTTCAAGCTGTGATTCAGTTAATAGTTCGTTAATTCTCATTTTATGCAGTTCCTAGTTGTTTGGTAAGATAAGCAATCATGCGTGTTCTATCTTTAGTATTTAACTGCGCAATTGCCTTTTTAACTTCTGCATATCCGACAGTTGCTGCTTGAGCTGCTGGTTCTGTAGAAATTTTTAAATCTGTAAACACTTTATCAACTACTGGAGCTTCAATTCCGCCATAGTTTAATAAAAATTGTTTGAATTCTTCGCTGTCAGTTGGTGATCCTTCCATCTTCCATGCTGCTAACAGTTTGGCTGATGTGACTTTCTCTGTGGCTTGTTTGCCGATCCAAGCAGCACCTTTAGCAACTGCTCCAGCACCGGCTTTGAGCTTGTCCATAAAACCAGCTTCTGTTAGCACACGATCAATGATCATGTAGACCTGCCCTTCGCTTAATGGGCGAGTCTGTACATAATAACTTTCTTTTTTCTCTGTGCCAGTTGATGCTGCTACAGCGCCTTGACTCATGGCTTGGCCTGCTTTGGCCATTCCGTCAATCCAATTCATTAACCCGTCATTTTCTAATTGTACCTGGCGAGCACCTGCTAGAATATCCTTCATGGCGGATTTGTAATCAGCTGATTGAATTTCTCTAGCTATCGTTCTAAGAGTATCAAACCCGCCTGCTTGGCCATCTCGAATTGCCTGCATGGCTTGGGTAATAGCTTCTTGATCTGCAGGAAACACTGTGACATTGAATCCTTGAACCATTTCGCTAGAACTTATTCCAGGAGCTGTTAAAGTTCTAGTGGCGCCGTAAGTAACTTTAGCTAATCCAGAATCACCTGCGCCAGGAATAGGCAATGAGTCTGCTCTCATTCCGCCTACAAATTTACCAAGCACTTCAAATGCTTTGCCTGACAGATAGCCTAGTGCTGCTGTTTTAATACCTTTGCCTATAGCAGTGGAAAGTTTTTCACCTTTGATTAATTCAGCGGCACCACGTAGAACTTGACCAGCTATGGCACCGCCAACCGGACCGCCTGCTAATGATGCTAATGCGGTAAGCACACCAATAACTGCTGCGCTTTTTCCTGGATTCTCTTTCATCCAGATACCTAAATTCGAAATGCCGTCTAAGAGTTTTGAATCTGGAAATTTTTTGTTGATGTCGTTTTTGAGTTTTTCAAATTTTTCATCCATCATCTTCACAGGAGCTGTGTTTTGCAGCCATTTACCAACATTGTTGATCACTTCATTGGCTTTCTTAGCTACATCAACCCCTGCACCTGCAATAGTACGATTAGCACCACCTGCTACTGATTGCTTTTCTAATTCACCAAATACCTGTTTGATTTGATCTGCTGTTAGAGTAGCTTCAATTAAAGGCACGAATTCATTATAAATGCCTTCAACAATACGTCTTTGATCACGGGTTAATCCGTCACACGATTCCCTAAGTATTTGTCGATGATTATTATGTTCTAATAGATTTTCAATACGCATGAATGATTCCACTGATGTATCTTTTATTTATTGTAAAAACGAGCTTGCGCTCGTTTGCGTTTTCGCTGATCGCTCAACGCGATTGTCTTCTTTTTAATAGTTATCGACAATATAATTGCGAAGCAATTTAAGTATTATGCAGATTGTTTTAGTCAGACGGAACCGTTTTTAGCGGTTCCGTTTGCTTGCATTATGCGAGTTGCATTAGCCGAGACTTTGGAAGTAGGTAATTTTTATACACCGTATGCTAAAGGACTCTGTGCTTTTCCTTCCTACCACGATTTCACAACATTTCTATTGTTATCTTAAACCTCGTTCCTAGTGTTTAAGTGTTTATAGCCGGTGTTTTCGTATGCTAACATTCATACTATATTAATGCGTTGGTTATCTTTGTTTTCAACCTCAGACCCACTTCCGATTTTTCAGGATAGTCGTTTCCACGACGGGGGTGCATCGATATGTTACGTGTCCGGTTATTCCCCGGTTTTTCCACAGCGGTATTACAAACTGGCCCGCTAACCTTAAGTGTTAGGTGATATGTAGTCTTTGGGTAACCAAGCAACAAATTTCTCGTTACAAGTGTTACAGACTATCTTGCCTGCATGCGGGCCTGTGGGTTTATTGATTATTTGCCAGTTGTGATCTTTGTGTATGCCAAGGATTTGGTGCATATTTTTACGTTGATTATGCCATTTTTGGTCAAATCCAGTCTTGGGATTTAGAAAATACTTCGTATCCAACACACTATTTTGTGGTGATCTATCCCATTTTAGCTTTGTCATATTCAGTAAATTTAATGTTATTTTGTCTTTTTTTGTTCTTCTAGACGCTGTCTAAGTATATTTGATCCGCCAACTCTGACGTTTATAATGCCATTATAATAGTCATCTGTTTCTAAAACTCTGCGTTCAAACTGCTCTCGAGCTTCTAAATATGATAGTTCTGCCTTGGATTTGCAAAGGTAAAGTATTTCTCTGGTGAAGTTTTCCGGACCTAATGCTTGAACGTCTGCATTTAACCTATCAGATGAACCGTAGTATTCGCGCCAATCGCTTTCTACTACACTTCTTCTTTTAAGTCGTTTGCCTTTGAGTGGGGGTTTAGTACGTTTAAATTGTGCTAATTTCTTGCCTATGTACTTCTGTCCGGTGATTGTATTCGTGATTATATAAACAAAGCCAATATAGCCTTCTGGTATTTCGTTTACGGGTTGATTTTGATACGTCCATTGCACTCATTTAGTTAGTTTCGGAGGTCTGCCAAGCTGTCCCTTTCTGGATTTTTTTCGTTCTAGTCTCTTTGCCTGTATTTCCATGCGCCTTGTTGATGCGTAATTGCGTATTTCTGATAGCCAATACCGTGCCTTGATGCCTGCTTCATCTGAATTTTTGTACTCAAAACGATCCTGCCACTTGAAGTATTCTTGAAAAGCAGCGATCATTGAATCGTGGCTATCTGTGCTCACTCGATGATCTCCACATCGTTGGAATAACTAGTAAATCCGTTTTCTTTGATCACTTTCAGCACATGATTTACACGGCTGGTCAAATCATCTCTGTGCGAAATTAGAAACACATTCTTGTCACGTTCGCGAGTCATGCGCTTCAGCACAGCAATACTAGATTCTACACCTGATGCATCCATGCCCGAATCTACCAGCTCGTCTATGAACAGGAGATTGATGCTGTGATACAGATTTTCCCATACATCACGGAAGGCCCAGCTGAGGCTCAATATCAATCTGTTACGTTCACCACGACTTAAATTGTCAAAATCTAGATCCTGTCCTAGCTGCGTAATTATCACAGTTAGGTCGTTCTGAAACTCCACGGTGTGGGGTAGACCAATTTTGTCTAGATAGTAGGTTAGTCGTTGATTTAGGAATGCTAGGTTTTGATCTATGATGCGCTTGCGCACGAACGAATCTTTATTAGTCAGTAGTTTGTACAAAAACTCCTGATGATCTTTGACACGCACTAATTCATTCATGTAGTTCCAGTCGATTTCCTGTACCGCAGTGGCCTTGAGCTCGATGATCTGTTCATCATAGGGATTTTCATCTGCGGCCTTTATCTCAAGATCTTTTTCTAGACTGGTTAATGTGTTCTTGTGATTCAGTGCTTCTTCAAGTGTATCATACTGCACAGTAGGACAATCACCTAACGGGCCTAGTTCATTTATTACTGTGTCAAATGCAGCTATATTTTCAGTCTGTGCCTGATATTCTTTACAGGCAGCGACATGATCTGCACGTTTGGTAGCCATCACTGCATCATGCTTGGCATCGTGGAACTCCTGACCACAAGCATGACACAGATGTCGTTCTAGAGTAGCGATTTCAGCAGCTAGTCTGTCTCTGTTTTTTTCTTCTCTGCTTTGATCCAGCCTGGCACGATTTAGTTGAGCAGTGACTTCGTTGATGTCTTTGCGCAGTTGATTGTATACAGCCAGAGCCTTGTGCGCAGCCACTTCCTGTTCGATGTCTATATGACTCAGATGATCGATGCTCTTGAGAATATTTTCAAGATTCTTTTCTTTGGCTTCTTCCCACATGTTCTGCTTGCGCTCTAGAGCAGTGATGCTCTGCTGTATGCGCTCATTGCTGGCTTTAACAGTTTCTACTCGAGTGTTCTCCGTGCTGATACTGTCTTTGGTCAACTTGATCTGTTCTTTGAGAGCTTCTGCTTTTTCACTCAACAGGGTAATGCCCAACAACTGTTCGATGATAGCACGTTGTTCTGCAGCCTTCTGCGCCAAGAATGGTTCTGTGTAGGTGTTTAATGCTACAAGGTGCTTGAACATATCGTGGCTCATACAGAATCGTTCTTCGATGCTTTTCTGTGTTTCTCTGCTGTCGCCTTGTGATTCGTCTAGATCTGTGAGCTGTTGTTCTTCACCGTTAACACTGAATTTCAGTATGTTAGGTTTACGACCCCGTTCAATGTGATATTCCACACCGTCTACATCAAAGGTCACAGTGACCAGCATGCCCTTGTTGTTGATCTTATTGACTAGATTATCACGTTTGATATTGGTCAAGGCCTGGCCGTATATACCGTAGCTGAGACCATTGATGATGGTGGTTTTGCCTGTGCCGTTTCTAGCACCCGAGTCGTCCCCGCCTAGGTCCATGTTTTCACCTAAGACTAGTGTGAGCTGTCCGCGATCGAAGTCGATGGCCTGGGTCTGTGCGCCCACGCTCATGAAGTTACGAACGGTGAGATTCTTGATTTTAATCATAGGTCGTTGTATATCTCCAACAGCAGGCTCTTGTCAAAGGTATCGCTGTCAATGGCATTGATTTGATTCATCACTATGGTATCTACACTTTCAAAATTTATATCTATAGGAGTAGAATTTGCATCTACTTCTATTTTTTCGGGTATCAACATCAGTTCTCTGAGATCATATTCAGGCATGAACTTTTCTTTGATGAAGTTGGCTTCTTCAAATGTGATAGGTAAATCAATGGTCACACGACAGTGCATCTTAGGACGCAGAAGTTTTTCTGGGGTGTCGATGATCTGACTCAGCTTGTAGGTTCTATATATGGGTTGATCAGGCCAAGATATGTATTCAGGTTTTCCACCCCATTCTAGAATCATCATGCCACGATCATCATCACCAGCATCTGCATAGTTGTGAGGAAATGCATTGCCTATGTACACGATGTTGTTGTTTTGTTGTCGTTTGTGGAAGTGTCCTGAGAACACATAGTCCTGATGTTGGAAATGGCTGCGCTGCAACTGACCATGATCTGGCATCTGTACCATGGCGTTCATGTAAAAACTAGGCA